TTCATTGAATACTTTGCTTCCAGTGTGTTCATCTGCGCAACTATGTTGTATGCACCTGCGCCGCCTGCAACGTTCGACGCCTGCAGACAACCCAATATGCCTTTAGTTATTGCCATCTTTTTCTATCGCCTCTTATTGTTGCTACTTCTACCGCCTTACTGCTGCACCACGTTTAAGGACAAAGAAACGATGCCATGATAATGCAGCATGTCCATGTCGCGAATTACGTTTGAAAAATCAACCCGCGTTCTTATGTGGTCATATCCTGTAATGGTTAAATCCTGGTTATCCAGCAATTCTTTTATGTGCGCTATTATGTCGGCGCATTCTTTAGCACCACGATACACTGACCAGATATGTAAGATATAGGTTACGCGCTCCCCGTATTCGTCATTCAGGCAATCCCAGGGCGCTTCTGTTGGATTATCCAGATTAATATACGGTTCCTGTGTGCTTTCTGGCACATAATCAAATGAACTGCAGCCGTGTGTTTCAACCAGGTGCGTGTTGGTGTTCAACGTGGTTAAAATGGCATAGGCGACTTCCAGAATTGAAGATTCGCGCGTCTTTGTCATGATTTATTCTTCTGTCAACTGACTTCTAATATAATCCGCAACCGCATCGCGTGATTCTTCTGTGCCGTTTCGCATATACCATTGGCCAGGAACAAAACTGCCGCTGCGCGTGTGGTGTCCAACTTCCACGTAATAAGCATAATCAGTGTGCGGTGCAACCTGCACTTCTGTATCGCTGACCTGTTCAACTTCGATGCTGCCGCGCAACAGACCGGTATCAACCGGCGCGTTTTCTTTGCAGGCGGTGGCAATCAACTCACCGCCCTGATACAGCGCCGTTGCTGCTTTTGCCTTTATGTCATCAATTTTAGCCTGGACAATTGCCGTTATGTCTGTTTTGTCAACTGCGATTTTTATTTCCATTACTAAATTCCGCCTGTCGGCATAGTCCTTTCAAAGCAAAACATTTCCAGGAAAAGGTCTTGTTCTTCTACATTGTTCAATTCGTAAATGTTCAGCATCTTGCCGTTGCTTCGTCTGATCCAGTGTTTGATGGTGATGTCAGGATTATACCACATTGTCACTTTGTAAAATGCTGTCCCTTCAATGGTTCCTGCATATGCGTGTTCCGTCCCCAAACGTGGTGATGGTGTCTTGAATGTCTTTTCTATCGCACACCATGCCGTTGCAATGACAGTTTCAACGGGATCTTGCAGGCCACCGTAGCCGTCTGATACTTCGGTAAGTTCTATGATGTCAACGCGGTTTCTGAATAACCAGAACGGCGGTTGCGCTGGTTGGGTTGGCTGCTGCTGCGGCACTTGCATTATTGCCATTTTCTTAGTTTATCCTTATAGGTAAACACGATACGTCTGCAGTTTCGTTATCACATCAGGCGGCAGCACTCCGGTAGATCCCTGCGTGAAATAATATGCCGCCGCTTCAATGATGCAGTCCCGTATTTCCTGCGGCACGTCAGAAGCAAGATCGCCGTAACCCGCATCAAAGGTGATCGCCATGCAGTCATAGTTACGCAGAGCGATGCCCATTGCCCAGGCATAGCCAATTTTAAGATAGATGCGGCAGGGTTCAGATGTCGTGTCAACGTTGTATTGCGTCGGATCTTGCAGCACCGCGGCATCTTTCGTGTTGTAAAAGGTTATGTTATCAATCTGTTGCAGTGGTGGGCGCATTATCGCAATGTTATCCTGGACCTGCACGATGTCCAGCGTCTGCACCCAGGTCTGCGTGATGAATGCGCGCCTGGTGTAGTTTTCTGCGGCTATTCGCGCAGATGTGGCAAACTGCTGTAGTCGGTCATTATAATCATCGCTGTCCAGGCGCAGAAACGTCTGAACGTCTGCACCATCCACTGGTTCATCTACTGGCGGTGTAACTATCTGTATCATGCTATCACATCACGCTACCACTATCATGCGCCCTCCCATGTGGTTGTAGGCGTTACGGTAAACCGCCCCATAAACGATTCTGGAACTTCCTGTGTCCCGTCTAAAAATTTTAGGCGTAATTCGTGCTTATATTGTTTCTTAGCTGTTGTCGATCCAAGTATTGGAGCGCCTTCATATGCGGCTTCCGGTGCAGTATCAACAGCCAATAGTGACATTGAGAATTGCGGAACAATGTTGCCGTCTGGATCATATCCCGTTGCATTGATGATTGAAATAGTTCCTGCCGCCAAACTTTTTTCCAGCATTAATTGTATGCCGCCCCTAACTTCCCATTCGATTGTGTCAATAAAGGTGAAATCAATTGGTTTCGCAGATTCTTGCGTGTCTAATAGCGTGACAATATATCTTCGCGCAGAGCCTGCAACTAAGGTAAGGTCCGTCATTTTTCACCTACGTATTAAGATACGCCGTTATCGGTTGTGTTTCGTCAAGATACGCCGTTATCGGTTGTGTGTAAACCTTTAGAATATTACTTATCACGCACTGCAGACTGCAGGCGTTCCGTTCAAATTCTCCTATGCTTGAAAATGATGCATACCACGTTCCCAAGCGCGTTGTAAGACATGATGCGCGTTCAAATTCGCCTATGCTTGAAAATGACGCATATACACGCATATACAGCGACGTTGTAAGACATGATGCGCGTTCAAATTCGCCTATGCTTGAAAAGGTTGCAGTTACGTCTGCCATTTTTTCCCTGTAAATCCCTTAGAACTTAGAACTTAGAACCTAGAACAACTGCCTGTGGTATATTCCCAATGTCGTGTGATTGCCGCCCACAATCGAATCAAAGAGGACATAGTATTTGTCCCCCGCTACACTAACAATAGACAGGTCTGATATAAAGCAGAACAGCGGACTTGTTGCGGCGGTCGCGCCTTTCTTAAAGATGCACGCGCCGCTTATGTCAGTGAATGTTACCCCTGTCCACAAAATTGAGTATGCAGGCGTTGCCCCTGCGTTTGCATTATAGACGACATAATTATACGGAGCGAAAAGCTTTGATTCAATATATGGCGTCACAGTCGTTAACTGATTCGCCGCGTCTAAGCTGCCGCTGAAATCGGCCTTGGGATATGTTCCGGTATTTGCAATCTCATGCGTGCTAATGTCTGAGAAATGAACGTCGTTTTCTACATCCTGCGTGTAGGTGCTGTCCATAAGCGCGATGTATATGGGACTGTTTGTATCATCGCCCCACGCTATCGTCTCTGTGCCTATTTTTCCGCCTAGACGCAATGCCCCGCCGTTGTAAGGATGCCCCGTCATTTTTTATGCCTGCCTCTTCTCGTTACGGTATCTCGTAACGTCATACATTCCAACCAACAGGGACGGTTATATTTTGATTAACGTCGAACGTTGCGGTTATTTCTTCAACTGTCCCGTCATATTCAAACTGGCTAATGTCAATACAATCCGCCATCGCTTGATGCCCTAATGCGTTTGGATGTGGATAGCCTGTGCCGACTAAATACGCCGGAATCATATGCCCTGGATTCGCCGGATCTTCTACTGCTGAGTGAAAGTCGATGCAGTAATATCCTTGTGCCGCAGCAAACGCCGTTATCCAAATATTCGCTTCTGTTATGAACGTATCATACCAACCGCCATATGTGTGCGGATTAGTCGCTAAATTTATCCACTGCTCATGGTATGGCGTTATCGTTGCCAGAACTGGTTTGATGTTCGCGGCTTCTGCCTTCGCGCACATAGTTGTAATATTAGCCGTCAAATAAGGAACGCCATCAACTTGCGGGCAACCTGCCGCTCCGTATATGTATCGGTAAATGTCATTTGTTCCGGCAAGAATAATCACAAATGCCGGATGTAATGCAATAACGTCCGTGTCAAACCGCGTGAGCATATCGCCGCCTGCACCTAGATTAACGTAATACGCTTGTCCGCAATATGGGCCGCTTGTATCGCCTGCAACGCCTTTGTCTATTACGGATGACGGTTGACCCATTCTTGCCGCAAGTCTGTATGGCCAACCATAGTGAACAGGGATGCCTAAGACATTAGTAGTGCCGCCTGCGGTTATGCTATCACCAATGCAAACGATGGAGTTGTAATATGTTGTCATTTCTTAGTTTTTTAGTTTTTTCTTATTTCTGAATTTCTGAATTTCTGATTATTTATAGAAAACCAACCGCGTATTTCCAGCACCGCCGTTGCTTGTTGTGAGCGTAGTATCAAATTCAAACAAACCGTAATAACTCCCCATGTTTGATGCCCCGCTAACTCTCGGGAAACAGTTACCCAACTGCTGCCAGTGCCAATCACATAGTTTGGTTGTGGAGGATCCTGTAGCGGCGCTGGCTAAAAAACCATAATCAAATGACGCAGTATGCGCTATGTCTGAGATATACCCGTCGGCAGATGGTAAGGTAACTCCGGTGTCAACGTAGATAGTGCCGTCGAATGTATCTTGTGCAAAACCATGATCCGCCACCCACGGCATATGATCCGCTTTAATATTAATCCCTGCAAGCAGCGTTACATAGTCCCCCCACAGCCCTTCGATCCCCCTATAACTAAACGGGTATGTGGTTTCGCCAGTAGAAGGAACAACGTAGGTTGCTTGTCCACTAGAATTGCCAAGCAACGGGGTAAGTCCAGTATTCACCCTTATATTGGTAGCTAAGTTTGTCACGCCTGGAAACACCGATTGACTGTTAAACGTGCCGTATTCGAGTAAGAATAACATCTGGAGCATGGAGTGTGACAGAAAATCATAGGGGATCCAGTTAGTTCCGTGCGTGCCCGCTAAGGTGTTATTCCCTGAGATAGTTTCATATGTGCCGCAAAGGGTATGGCACTCTGTGCTAGTCGTTGGCAATACTCCGGCTTTTGATTCATACCATCCTTGCCCGTTTATAACGCGGATTGACCCCTTGTATGCGGCAACAAATAAATCGTTGTAGGTAACGCCGTTCCTGATAAACGCCGGATACACCTTCCATGCTGTCGGAGAACCCTGATGTATTGTCTCAGTTCCTGTGTCAGAGATATACCATCGGTAAGTCCCCGCCGTTGCGAAGTCCGTTGCATACCAAAACTTTTTGACGTTCACCATTGCCTGCCCGTTTGTAGCCACGCCAGCGGCTGAATCATCGTAACATCGGTCGCCGTAAAATGCGCTTATTGTGCCGTTGTCAAGCACGTTACAGCGGCGCATATACTGGTAAGGACCCATCGTATTGCATAGGGCCGTTGCCTGTGCCGCGGTCATTCCCGCCGTTGCTTCCAGGCGCGTATAAGCGTCGGTCGATTGAACCCATTGAAGTCCTATCGCGGTCATTTTTTCACCTAAATACCGCCCCTTTTCGCCATGCCATTTTTCGGCAGTATGTGTTTCCAGACCACTTTCGTATAGGCGTTCCACCGGAGTTTCCCGTTGGTTGTGATGCTGCCATTTTTTATGCCTCAGACCTCAGACATTTAGACATTAGACATTAAACCTCAGACCTTAGACCTCAGACCTTAGACCTCAGACCTCAGACCACACTCGTTGGCGTTATATCAATTCTGTTGACAGTAACATTTGCGATACTTCCAACCAGAATCATCACACTTGCGCCGTTTGTGGTCAGATTATACAATTGTCGGAATGATTGACCAGCACCGCCTAATATGTTCATAACGATAGGCGCGCCGACATGATAATTAGCGGTTTGTTTATCGTTTAGATATACAGGAATTAACGTCAGCGAAGGTGCTGCGGCCCCTACTGAATATGCTGTTGGCGTCGCATCCACAAACACATCAGCATTATTGTATCCTGTCGTTGCAACCGGCGTTAATCCGGCAATCGTGGCTTGTGAATATGCGGTGCTGGTTGCAAACATCGCGTTGGTCGTTGCAATGCCCGTTCCTACACAACCTATATCAACGGCCCATGCCGCTCTTGCGTCTGCAGCAGTTGTGACGGGTGTTTCTGCTGTGATGACGTAACATCCGTGATTCGACGTGCCGCTTGCCGCTAACTGTGCGCCTGTGAACGTTGCAATGTGTAGGGGGGCAGCATCCGTTGACATGAATATTTCATATATCAAGTCCGTATCGCTAAGGGCAGAGCCCCATGCTGCGGGGATCGTCACGCGAACCATGTGGCCGTTTGTTGGTGTTACCGTTGCTAATGCCGATGCAAGAGTTACACCCATGCCGTTTCGCACTACATACGCCGCTTTATATGCTACATTGGTGAGCGCGCTACTTGGGTTTGCCGTTGCATCTGCGAACGTCGGAACTGTCGGTGCGGTTGCGACTGCGCCAACAAGATCCGGTGCAACAAGCGTTGCCCTATGCGCATAGCATCCTGCTGCTGCGGGTCGCACGCCTTTTATCTGAACGCCAAGCGTGTGCGTAATGTTATCTTCAACAGCCGTAAGAATTGCATTTGTGAATGCCTGGCTTGATAGCGTCGCCGTAACTGACCCCGTTATTGTTGTGACGTTTTCCGTTCCACTTGTATATCCAAATAGTAATATAAACGTGGTTTGTGGGTTGGCGTGCGCATTGGTATATCTGACGCGGACGTATCGCTTCGTTATCGCCGTTGGAGCCAGGGCCGTAAGAGCACCGGCTGATGCCGTCGCTGAAACAATCGTGCTTGGCGATGACATATTTGCATTATCGCTTTGCTCAATCAGAAATCCAAGCGTGGCGCTTGCCACATCTGACTGTGCATAAGCGAATGCCATTGCAGGAACTGGAAAAATGGATAATGTGTCAAGCGTTGCGCCAGTGTAAACGGCATCAATTATCAGCGGCGTTGTTGTTACAACAGTGGTGTTTAACGCCTGCAAATCTGCAGTGTTAATAACAGAAGAATCTTCACGCAGCGTTCTTCCCGTCTTTGGGCGCTGCTTCGTAATATCGTTTGTCATAATTTTACCTGTGATGTATCTAGGTTTGACCTAAATAGGCGCGAATGCGAAATAAAGGAAAAGAACCAGCAGGGTTAAACTGCTGATTCTACGTTTAAGGACTGTAGTAAGGGCCGTGGCGTGGGTGCATCTGGATCGTAAACAACGTCATTGGAATCGTTACTGCTCCAACTGTTGCATACAATTTGATCCAACGCTTTGTGCCGAGATATTCAAAGATATATGCGTGGCCATTGTCGGTGGTGGCTGCCGTGGTCGTAAGCACGCCTGCCGCACTGATCTTTGCCTTTATCGTTGCATCGTTGTCATCGACAACGGCTATGACATCGCCAGTTCCGCATGCCGTCATCGTTGTGCCTGGCGTATCGGTTGCGCTTGTATCAGATTCATACAGCGTGAAAACGTAGTTGTCTGTCACGGCTGCGGCGTGCAGCATCAACAGATACATATTCGTTTCATATCCCTGCGTATCTACACAGGTGGTTGTGTGCGCGGTTTGGAAAGCAGCGGCGTTGGTAATTGATGTGTAGTCAAACTTAACGGCCACTTTCATCCTGCGCAGTTCGTCTTTTTGCGACATAGTTATTTTCCCTCTGGTTCCTTTTGAGTTGGTTCTTCTTTTTCAGTATCAAGAATTTCGATCAGTTGCTGACACACTCCAATAGCACCGGCACAGGCATTTGCTTCCGCAATGTGCTGCGCCTTGCTACCTTCATACTCTGCAACTTTGGCCAGTAACTGATCTTTGGTTATTTCCATTTGTTCTAGATTTAGGGCGTTATGCGTCAGCCCACAGTGGTATTCTGTATGGCGTTGTTCCGATGTAAACGCGCATTGACAGTTGTGCAGCGCACAAAGACGGTGCGCCACTTGTATATGCGGTTCCTGCCGTGGTTCCGCTTACATTGCCTGCGCCGGTCAGTTTCAGACCTGGGTTTGTTGCACCGCCATCAATGGTGACTAATCCGGTTGCCGCCGTTATCACGACTTTGCTTGCGCCTATCGTCACGTTACCCGTCAGAACTGACGTTGTGTTTACTAACAGTGACGTGCCAGCGGTCAGCGATCCAACCGATGCCACGGCCCCCGTAAGCGTTACTGATCCGGTGGGTTGAATGACAATATCGCTGCCACCGTTGTCAAAGTAAACTGCGGTTGTGTGTGTCATAATCTTTTCACACCTTCACTTTTTACTAGATTAGGTTCCAACCTGCAGTCCGACGTAAGCGCGTTCGTTAACTGCGCCACCGCCAACACCGAGCCGTTCACTGAACAGCGAAACCGCGCCCTTCGTGGTTATCTCATCGCGGATGGTGTAGATCCCTGGGTTATCAACGATGGTGTAGGCTTCCTGTATGTCGCCGTAAATTATGGGTATCTGGTCAACGCCGTTAACCGCCGTAACCACCGCCTGCATCGCTGGCATATACACAATTGGCTTTCCTAGCAGCATGTCAGTGGACTTGCCCATGACTTCTGACGAGATGCCGTATTGCGCTTGCACGTTTTCTTCAAGCATATAACGCCCCATTCCGTCCTGGAACTTGCGCAGGTATGCTTTGGTTGCGCGTGTCATTAACCAGCAGGCGTTCTGTTGGTATTGTTCTGGCAGGGATTCCTGCAGATCAATGAGGCAATCGAAATCAGAAATAGCCGCCGCCGCGCCAGTAACCGTTGTTGAAACAACTGAACCTGTCCTGTTGGCTGCCGTTATGATTCCTTCTGGTTGGCCAGCGCCATCACCAGTGACGAATGCAACACCTTCCAGGTATGCCATATATGCACTAACCTTTCTGGTCATCCAGCTTTCAACGTCGAACGCGGCAATGCGTGCCATCTTCTGTGTCATTATCGGCATCGCATACATTGGATGCGTTGGAATCCTGCGTTCTGTCAGCGTCATGTTGGCAGTTGCAGCGCGTGCGCCGTGTTCTGATGTCCAACCGGCAGGCATCGTGCCTTCTTCACCAAGCATCACCAGTTCGTCACCATTTTGCAGGGTTTCGACTGATGCGATATTACGCAGTGGAGAAAGCAGTAAGATCCTTTCGATTACCCTGGTTGACATCGTAAATGGCATCCAGTAGCCGCCGGTAGTCAGATCGTTTGATGCGATGGTCTTTAGATAATCAGGCGTTTCACGCTTGCTGTGCGAATCAACGAATTCCTTTATATACGTCAATTCGTCGTATTGGTAGCCTTTGGTCCAAAGGGATTTTTGAAAGTCCTGGTCCCATTTGTATTCAAGATCATCGTCTTTGTCAAAACCGATCAGTCCTTTGCCTGGCGTGTTCTGCTTCGTTTCGATGGTTTTTAACCGTTCGTCAATAGACTTTTGGTTGTTTGCGAATTCATCAAAGCGTGAATCAACCTTTGAGTTATAATCGGTCACGCCTTTTTGAAGTTCCACAATTAGTTCTTCCATTGTAGGCATAGTGTTTGGTCCCCTCTCATTCATCATTCAGTTACGATTTCGATTTAACAAGATTCAAGTTTTCAAGAATTTCAGTAAGTTTTAATTTGATTGCTTCGTCTGATTTTCCATTTCCGTTGTCAGCAACAGGTGTTGGTGGCGCTGCTTCGCCGGTAACATCTTCCGCCGGTGCTTTGCCTGTGACTTGTTTAAGAACGCCAGCAATCTTTGTGTGTGCATCTTTCAGACTTCCGTGTGCGTCGCGCAGATCGCTTTCGTTCTTTGCTGAAAGAACCCGTCCCTGTTTTTCTTCCGGCGGTTCGTCGCCTTTGCCACCAGAATCTTTTGCACTTTCACGTTCTTTGATCCGGTCCGTTACGGCGCTGATGTGGGCGCATTTAAATTCAATTTCTGTTCCGTCTGATTTCTTCCATTCCAACGGCGATGGATCTGCACAATCTTCTGGCGGTTTTGCTGCTTTGTGTATCGCGCACATCGCCTTTTCGACTTGCGTGTGCAGCCAATCCATATCAGATTGTGAGAAACCCGTAAGAAGCGCGCCTTGTGCAGACCATTGATGCAAGCGCCTGTGATATGACGTTAAATCCTGCAGGTTTTCTTTGTCTATACCTGCCAGCAAGTCCGTCTTATCCTGATCCGTTATTGATTTTGTAAACATGCTATCGGACTTCACCGAAGTATTAGTTGCCTCAACATTGCTGGGAAATGTGACGTTGCTTACTTCCCAAAGATTTATGTCCGAAAGGTGTTGCACCCCGTCGTCATCTTTGAATGCCTTTCCGTTTCGCAGATCATAGCCAATGCTGTTTCCGTCAATGTCCTGGTTTACGGCGGCTTCGTATGCGTCACGGCCCCAACTTGTTTTGAGGTTGTAGCGCGCACGATACTTTAAGCCTTTTTCATCGTCCCAAAGTTTGTGGATTCTGCCAATTGGCCTTTTATAATCATGTTGCCAGAGAAATTTAATCTTGCCAGGATTCAGTAGTGCCTTTGCGAATGCGCCGCGGTCCACAGCATCCTTTTGCGAATCAACCACGTCATAGACAGAGGCATAGCCTTCAACCCAACCCTTTTCATCTGGCGTTTCAAGAGGCAGCGAATTATCTTTGTAAAGAAGTTGTGGTTCTGCCATCAGATCACCTATTTGAGTAAAAGAGATAAGCGCAGTTTAGTCTGAAACGCATTTCTATGCGGAACTGCACAGATATGTAAAATATAGTTTATTGTTTCGCTTCAAACAAAATGCCGTGATCGCCTGGATATGGCTTCGTGTGCATAAAATTATTAAGCAATATGTCTTTAGGGATCTCAACAGGGAATGCGCTACAGGTGTATGTGCCTTTCTTCAGATGGACACAGAACATACATTGTGGAACTTCTACAGTCATGTTAATCCCTTAAGGTATCCGTCCATTTTTGCCCACTTATTAAACATATTAAGCGCCGTATTGGGTATATATCTTTGCTGTCCGTTTACATACATCGTGTATGTTTCCGCCCATGCTTCTTCTTCATTTTTGCCTGTGTATAATGACATTCTTCCAAGTGCTTCTTTCCCCAATGCGGAATGGTAATAATCAAACCAATCAGTGTAATGGTTCATTCCCTGGTCTGCAATAATCTGATGCCCAATTTCATGATCTGTTGCCATTTTAATAGCGCCGTCTGCATCTTTTGCATAAGCCATGCTGTTTCCAGGTGGTAAGTTATTTACAATCAAAGAATGGTTTTCACCAAATAGTCTTTCCCAATCGTCGTGGCTCAATATTGAATTATACGAAATCCTGGTTCCAACAGGTTCACCATAATATTTGTAATTCGCATCTATACGCATCAACACATTTTCTGGCATTTCGTAACTATCAAGCAGCATTGGTTTGGCGGTCAACCTTCCGTCATCCAACGCATCCCCAATTTCCTGCGCAAATGTATTTGCAACGCTTAAATCGTTACCCATATCAGAATGTGTTGCAATTCCTAGATTCTCCACAGTATCATTTAATTCTGGATAATTGTCTATGAAGTCATTTGATCCCTGCGCCTGTGGCCAACCATCCATCACATTGCCGCCTTCTTGCGCTGCCGGTTCTTCTGTTCCTTCCGCTGGCGTTTCCCCTGCTTCTGGCACTGCATGCCCAATGCAACACCTGCAATTGACTGCCTCGCCTGGCCAATTGGTTCCATCCTCACAATCAAACCCTTCTGTCTGGTCGTGTGGTATTGTTTCACCATCCATCGCGGCGTGCGCGGGCCTAGTCCTGTCATCGTCTGTAGCGATCCACATAATATCAAGCGTGCTGCCCGCGTCGCGGCCCTGTTGCAATGTCGCCTGGTTGTAGGCATCTACAGTCTCGCTGCGTGCGATTCGTGTTGCCCTCCAATCTTCCATGCCATCAAACACGCCCTGCACGCGGTCCGTAAGTTCCGGTATAGATTCTTCCTGTTCCATTCCCGCAAACAGCGCGTGTTGAATCAGATCCTGCGTTTCAGCAGTAATGCCTTTGATCTTTGCGCCTGCCTGCGTGTTCATATAACCAGCAACATAGGATAACCAGGCGGCAACCTTCTGCTGGTGATTGCCGAAGTTCTGCACAGCGAATTTATAGCCATCATTGCCTGCCATTATCCAGATGCTTTGAATCATCTTGCGTGTCTGCGGTTCAAAGGATTTGATCGCCGCATTGACGCCTTTGATTGATTCTTTGCTGGTGCTAGTTATCGCTGCAATAACCGGCGTGCGCATCTGTTGGAACGTGCGCTTCACTATCTTTTCAGCAGGCGGAAAAAAAGAATCCCTGCGCTTGAACATGAAGTAGCGGTATCGTTGCCGCTGCTTTGGATCTCTAAGATTATACGCCATTAAAGGCCATCGGAGTTTTCTGCAGACTGAATGCGCAACACCAACCGCGCATGATCTGCTTTATCTTTCTTGTTTTTGATGGTTAGAAATCGTATGTGCAGTTCGTCATCCTTCATGCGCTGTTCTAGGGTGTCCAATTGCTCTTTCATTTCCGTAACAATCAGACGTTCTGGTTTAGGCTTAGGCGCGGGATTATCTGGTTTAGCGGGCATCATCATTCCATTCCTGTAAGGTCTGGTTATTTGTCTTTTCTTCCAGACTATAGAAGTTCAGTGCCTGACAGAAGGGGCATAGTGCGCGCAATGAAAAGTTAACCGTTATGGGTTTGCCGCACTTGCTGCAGTGGAAAATCCTGGCGTGCGTCATACCATCACCTTTAAGATTTGGATTCAACCAATGCCTTCATCTTGTCCAGTGTGTCCATCACAGCGGCATTAGACTTCGCAGGGGGCGCATTGCCATTGCCATTGCCAGGCGTTGAGCCGACCCCTGGCGTTCCTGGGGGCGAGCGAACCCCAGGGTTTTGTGCTGCGGGAGTTGAAACAGCATTAGGCTTTGGTGAGGTTGCGCCGCCTGCAGCATTGCCTTGCCCCTGATCCTGAGCTGGATTAGGGACTTGTTGGCCAGATTCGCCAGGTTGAACTGGCATAAGTTGCGATGGTTCTAGGAATATCTCACAATCTTCGCGTTCTTCCCAACCTAACTTCTCACGTCCTTCGTTAACCGTGACAATCCGATTCGTGACAAGCGGCATGATCCATTCCGCCTTCTTCTGCAAATCTTCCTGCAGGACCATTATCCCTTCAATGTCAATTTCAAACTTAATGTCTGCACCATAATCAAGCGCTAACCAATGGTTTAGCCCGTCAATCAGTTTGCCCATCAGTGGCAGGATCGTGCGTGTGTATAACTGGCGCATTGATTGATCCAGGTTTTCATAGGTTGCTTCGCCCCAAAGCAGTTCTTTTGGGATTCCTAATGCCATGCAGACTTCATGCGCGGACAGTTCCATTGATTGTGACCAATCCATTTCTTTTGGAGTGCCGCTCAAATCTTCAAAACCTGTAACGCCATCAAGCAGTGCAAACCTGCCAGCGTTGGGTGCGCCTGCGTGTTCCAGCACGTTATTTTCAATCTGTTCCTGCTGGTTTTCTGTAAGTGGCGCTTCACCATAGAACACGCCCCCTAACCCAACCGTATTTTCTAGTTTGGCTTTGTTCCACTCTCTGCCGACGTTGTTAAGGAAAATTGACGCTGCTGCTGCCTGTGCAGGCGAGATGCCGCCAAGTGAGTTGACGGGATCAATAAGCATCAGGTGCATGATTTCTTCCGGTGGAAAGATGTCTGGTTTTGTCTGCTGTTGGTTCTGGCGGTATTCGTAATGGTCAACCCTGCCATCTTCACCAGGAACAATCGAAACGAGATCAGGACGCAGCGCGGTAAGTTGATTGTTTGGTTTCGCTTTGTGCGTGAATGAGTGGCCAATCAACAGCATGTGAAGCATAACGGTTTCCTGATAATCGTGCCAGTTCTGATCGTCTGATGGCCATTCAAGAATGTGTTGCATTGGATGATCTTCCGGTGCATCGTTCCATTCAGTCTTAGGCTTCCCGTCATCGTCGGTGCTGGTTTCTTTCTGGACTACATCAATGTCAATGTCGCTTGCACTGTCCAGGATGATCCTGCAACCACGATAAAAGAACGGGTTGTTTGAATATGCTTCCATTGCCAGCGCCAGGAAGTCTTTGCTTACCTGGATGGGTTGGCCTGGTCGCATATCTACCACGCGCTGGTTGAAACCAAAGCCGGTTGGACTGACGCCGTATTGCTGGCCAAGCAACGTGGTTATGGCGTCCTTTACCCTGGTTGGAAAAGACTTCTTAGGGGTCAAGACCTGGTATTGAGTAATGGTGTTACGTTTAGGTTTAAGATTAGGTTGAGTTATTGATGGCATGCGTTATCACATCGGTTAAATGAACGTGGCAGTTCACGCAGGTTGCTGGAACGGATTGCTGGCCAAGATAATAGCCAAGCACATAAACGGAAATCAGAAGTATGAAAATCAACAGCGCTAAGATGACGTTCCACTGCCACCGTTCTAGGAAAGGCATTGAAAAGTCATCAACGCTTATGAAAGGAATAGTTTACTGTTTTTTGGTCTTTGCTTTGGGTTTCGTCGGATATTTCAGTTTATCCTTTGGTGCTTCATATGGAATTTCCAGTGTTGGTTCTGGTTCCTTCTTGTCCTTATCAGCGCCAACCGCTTTGAACGCCACCTTCCCATCATCCACGATTGCATCAGTAATGCAGTTGTTTCCACGGACGCGGTAATTGCCGTCTGGAACAACCCAAAAGAAGTGGTCGGCATCTTTCCATCCGCGTTCATAATCATTGGTCACGTCTGCATACACGTCTGACCTTTTGGCACTCTGGCGCAGTAATGTGAATGGCGCTTTTATTCTTACTATTAAGTCTGTGGTCATTTTCTTTAGTTCACCTTCCAAGTTTTATGGGTTTAAAATTACATCGTATGACTTTGCTTTTTGCATTCCCCTTTGAAACTTCCGCAATGCCGCCGTAACTTTCGCAGGAACTTATGCAGACATCGACAGATGAATACCATTCCGTGTTAAACAGTGGGCATTTCTGCGTGCGGTTGATGCCAGCAATCTTCTTAATCGGAATTTCTTTCATCGTTTTATCCTGTATCGTTTCACACTCGCCTGCGAATGAACTTCAACAATCCGCCACTTGCTAAGATCCTGCAGGTTTCTGGATGCATTGCGATAGTTCAAACTGGCCTGCTGCGCTATCTCTGTGATGGTCATATCCCTGCGTGCGTTCTTTCGCAGGACTTCCAGGACTTGTTCTTGCGTCACGTATTACCTTATCTTAAAATTGCGATAACCACAATGAATGCCACGAATGCAGCCAATGTGAATGGATCGACTTTGCAATGGCATATAGCAATATGCAGTGAATCACCACCTTTGTTTTTAGATGTGGTCGGTTAGGCTAGGGATAACTGGACCGACCTTTGCGCCGTTAATCGCCTTGACCATTCTTTCTAGTTCTTCCAAACGCTCTTCCAGGCGTGCGCTTTCTCTGGTTATGCGCGCCGCCAATTGGTTAGTCTGCGCCTCTAGATTTCTGGCGCGCCCTTCCAATAATTCAATCCTGCGCGTTTTGCTAAATTCATCCATCAGTTTGGTGTGCCGTTGTTCTTCTAGCATCGTGATGTCTGAAATGTCTGAACCTTTCGTGATCCAATCGAAGTCTTTGCTCTGGTTCATCTTACGCCAACACCGATTGCTTAAATTTATTATCTACTTCAAATGATGCTTCCAGTTCTTTGAGGCGTTTCCCTTTGGCTAAAAACCCCTGCGGCGAATCGCTTTCATATTGAAGCAGTTGTTTCCAATACTGCGGGTGGTTGGTGTAAAGGTATGACAAAGATCTCTTTGATTGATACGGACACAACCAGCAGCCGATTCTTGTTACGTGGTCATACAACTGGTTTACAATTCCGCGTTGTTTTAAAAATTCCAAACAATCTGCCTCTGTCAATTTCCATTCTATTAACGGAAACTTGAAATGTTTGGATGTTTGTGTGGTCATTGTGTTGCAATCGTCTGCGAACGGCGCACATCCAACGCATTCAATTTCTTCTGTGTATGTTTTTCTTTTTGTTCTGTGCCGTTCATCATACGCAATGCCAATGTGGTGGCAATCGTCTGCTGCTGGTTTCGGAAACGCTTTAAATTCCCGTCTGATCCAGCACATTCTGCTGAACGCCGCATATGGAAACCCGCGAATGTCGCCTTTGTGTGGTCCTGATTTGATTACCTGATAAAACCGTTCATCAAACTGATGGATTGCCGTTATTCTTCTTTCAATCTGCAATCCGTATTGTTCGATCTCTTTGTCTATGGCGTCAAGATAATTATACAATAGTTGAAACTCCATCGTTGTGTCCAGAAAAACGACGCTATCTATTTTGTTTCCAAGTTCTAAAGAATGAAGCAACATCGCTGTGCTATCTTTTCCGCCGCTGACAAAATAGATATTATTCATCGTTGCCGCCCCCCGAACCATCTTACGCGCGTCCGTCCGCCTGCCTGTTGCAACATCGCCACTGCGCCAGCAATAGAATCAAGTTGATCGTCATGGCCATCAGGGAATAATTCCGCTTCGTCCAGCAAGTCACTTATCCAATTTCCACGAAGCAGCATAAGGTTTCCGCTTTCGACGTGTGAACTAACTATTGCAATCCTGCTTTCCTTTGGACCTGTTGGCCTAAACGCGCGCAAATTCCTGTCTGGCAGAACGTGCCGCCGGTAATAGTCCAGAACTTGTAACCCGCTCGCGCCTGGTTCTTGCTCAATTATCACAGCAACGCCTGGGCCGTCAATGTCTGCGGTTTGCCGTATGAGTTGTTCGACGTTCTGCGCTGTCTGTTGCGTGCGCACGATGTTTTCAACGCAGTATGATCCGTCATGCATGCTGACCAATGCGCCCGCAGTCCAATCGGGATCGTTGGTTTCTGTCTTTGGTGTTGCCGCCAAGTCCCAAAACCTTACTTTCAGCGTGATTTGTGGCGGCGTGTCCAGGATCTTGAACCACTGCCGTTGGAAGAATCCCCCGCCTGCCACCACGTCCCAATTGCCATCAAGTAACTGCTGGCGTGTAACGGGATCTAGGTTTTCCAGCGTCTTTTTGTATTCGTTATAATCTAAGTGTGGGTTATCCTGCAAGAGTGAGCGCACAAACGTCCTGCCTTTCAATTCGCCTTCGATCAGAAACCGTTGCTTAACCCAATAATGCCCTCTGCGTCCAGGGTTTGATGCTGACCACATTCGCAAAGGAATGTCCGCTTCACTGATAGGCGCACGATTCCTGGACATCAACCACAGATACTGGTCCTCATCAAACTGCGTCAGTTCGTCAACGCCGATGAAGTGATAGTTTGCACCCTGGTATTGGTCTTTATCTGCCTCATTGCGCAAGTAGCCAAATTTGAGTTGCGCGCCACTGGGAAACGTGATTAGGTTTTCTACACGGTCCCAATGAACGCCATGCGATCCTTCTAACCATTGGCGCATGATGTCCATTAGAGCGCCAGGTTGGGACAAGTGACCATATGTCCGACGGACCAGAAGCGCATTATAATACGGAACGTCAACATACTGCAGGGCCGCCATCGTGAGGCAGTAGGACTTGCCACCACCTGCTGCGCCACCAAATAATGCTTCGCGTGCCTCAGTCTTTAGAAACAGTTCCTGCTTTGTCGTTGGTTCGTCTTTGATCCACGGATTTGCCAGGACTGTTGCCAGATATAGGTTTTCCTGTTGTTCGTTTAACGGCGATATACTTTGCAACTCTTGCATTAATCAAATCCTCAACGTTGCCGATCTCTTCTTTTACCTCATGCTTTTCCGGTGCGTTCCAATGTTCGTATCGTCTGCGCAGGAATTCTTTGATTGCCTCTGGTGATTTCTTGCGTAGTTCGCGCCAATCCTCAACGGCATCCATTTCTCCGAGTGCTTCTGCTTCTTCCAGTGCCAAGTAAAATTTGTGTAATTTGCCGCTTTTGGCTTCTTTTCCCTTCCTGCGCCAACTATCAATTGTCGTTTGGTGAACGCCTGCCGCCTTTGCTGCCGTGGTGATGAAGTTTCCTTTGCGCACTGCTTCTATGATTAAATTGGCGCGTTTAGCATTGAATTTGGTTGGTCTGCCTGCTGGCATGTTTCTAAACTTCTAACTTCCTGCCTTATCCCCTACAGCCAGATCGCATTCCTGATGCCGCCAGTTCCGTTTCTTCTGGTCCTGTGTGTATCTGCCGATAATTGGGCCGTGAATCTCTTTGCCGCACAGGTCACAAATCAACGTGGCAGCAGGACGGAAGGTTGGTTTGAATTCTTGATCTTCTTTTTTTTGTTGCGTCATTTATGGTGGTGTTTCCTGTGGTAACATGCTGGATGTGTGATCTCTGAACCAAATACGCCGTCAGAAAATATGGCCTTTTCATAGAACCCTTCGTTTCGACGGTCAATTGGTTTTCCACAAATCGCGCAGGTTTCTGTTCCTTTTTTTAGTTCTGGTCTGTCTGCCTCTATCGCTGCTTCTGTTGCTACTTATCTGTGCCGTTACTGCAGTTGGTATTCTACGTTCTGCCATTTTGCTGTCCATGCGCCGTTAACGTATTGTTTCATGTATTGCGCCTGGGTTGTTCCTTCGATGAACACTGTGAGAACGCCGCTGATAATTGCTGCGGTTGGCATTTTTCCCTCGTATGCTATGCCGCCTAGCGAAACTGGTTTAGCTGCGTTGTGTATCCACCACACTGCTTTGTCTGTTCCAACCACGAATTTATCAACATCTGTGCCGTTTGGCGAAACAACAGGAAACATTTCTGATTTTGTGGTAACTGTTGCTGGTGTCGGTGTTGGGGTTGGTGTCGGTGTCGGATTAATTTCTGATTCTGCTGCGATTGCCCAACAATCATTTGCCAGGCCAGCAGTGACATACTTGTAGGGAAGCCAACCATAGCCTTTCATTCCCCAACTTGTCCCCCAACTGTTCAATGTTAAGAAGCACTGCTTTGCGTCATCGTAGCCAACCCACAGCATACAGTGTCCGCCTGCAACCGGATCATCGGCGGTTGGGTAAGGAATCATGCCGTCGCTGCCGACATTAAAAATGCTTTCGTAAACGGTGCTGCCAAACACGACACACAATCCGCCTGCTAATGCAGTCTTAATATTGGTGAGCGTTTGCGCTGCGCCCGACGTTGAATCAAGCAGATAGTAGTTGGTGCTTTCTGCTTTCGCTGCGTCGGTTGCACATTTTGTTGGAGGCGTTGCATCAATGTTGGTGTCAAACGGCCAATCGCTTTCTGGACAGACGCCATATTGGGCGGTTGCTTTTACGCCGCTTCTGACATCAGCGCCATTATCACCTGGAAACGTGCCTGATAATATCCTGGCGTTTCTATACTCGTATTTGATGCACCCTGGAAAATCGGAACCGGTTAAACGCACCTGACATGCGGCAAAGCACGCGCAGGATCCTTCGCCAACACAGCATCCTATGCCGTCCTGGTCATTAACCCGTTTGATCTGGCTGCGCAGATCGACGGATGCCGGAAGCATAATAGCTTTCCTAACATCATCAAATCTATAATCCCTATGATCTGGTTGTTGCCTGAGCCACCCGCCCTTAAACTCTTCTTTCTTCATTGTTCACCTTTTCTAACTTCCTTATGTTCGTTTACAATCCGTTTGTTCCTGGTCCTGGCATTATGGGATTGTGAACATTTGTCACAATACCGCTGCTTTCTGCCAGCACTTTTGACGATACTGTTGCCCACGCGCATCCAATTAATTATGGTGAATGCTCGCCTGCAATCTATGTTTGCGCAAATTCTGGTTTCGAATTCCTTCAAACCACCAATGCGCTTCACGCTTTCTTTTTCGTTTTTGCTACTGTTGATGCTGGAACCATTTCCTTCTTTCTGGTTTTGGTTGCTTTATTCGCTGTTTTAGAAGTAACTGGCGTTCCTTGTTTCTCTAGTTCTTTATGAAACAGAACGATTTTCTTTAGTTTGTTTTTTGGTGCGCCGTCTATCATTTTTATACCCTCACTGCAGTTGATCCGCCACGTTTTTCCATTTAGCAGACCACGTGGTTCCTGTCAATGTTTTGTTGTATATACGATGGTCAGTGCCTGGAATATAGACGTTCAGCACGTTATCAGTGCCAATATATGCAGCGGTTGGCATGGTCCCTGCGTATGCTGTTCCGCCGAGCGATACCGGCTTTGCATCGTTGCGTATCCACCACACTGCGTTGTCTGATCCAACCACGAACCTGTCTGTGTTAGCACCGCTGGATACAACGAACATTTCAGATATTGTGGTGACGGTTTTTGTTGGTGGTGTTGGGGTTGGGGTTGGCGTTGAACCGTTTGGTGGATATGTTTTCTGCAGGTTTGCCACGATTATATCAAATCCTAGTGCTGAATTTTCAGCTCTGCTTGAATTTTCTCCGCCCCAAACCTCGAAATCAGTGACCTTGCGGCCTGCTGCTAAAAGTGAGGCAATGATTGATTGATAACTCGGTTGCGTGCCTGCAAGTGAATTGCCCAATATCTGGTTATCACCGCCGGAATTGGACCACGCGCCTGCGAGTATGCCATTGGGTTTTCCAGAACTTGCGCCCTGCGTGATATATTGAACTTCTGCAGGATAATACGCTTCCCAAAGGTTGAGCACCGTTCCGTTGTCGGTGTATATGTCTTTCCACAATCCGCATTGATCGCAGTTGTAATTGACATATCCCAGGCCCATGCCACGTATAAAAGTAGGATCGCCAGAGCGTCCGCCTTCACTACAGACTGTTGGCCATCCTGCCGCCTTTAGTGCTTGCAGGTAGCCGGAAAAATTCCCTATAGGCGTTTGAATCTGTCCACCTGCCCATATATCCATTTCGATGTCCAGGCGTGGAATCAGGTTTAACGATTTGATATACGCTAATTCTTTGGTGTATGTGTTCGATGCGCCGCCGGTTGAAACTAAGTCAACGGTGTTTATTTTCCAATCGGTTTTATACTTTGGTAGGTCGCCAATCGAACCGGATGTGACGCTGGCCGCGTAATTAAGGTTTGTCATTTTATCGCCTTCTTTAGTTTATCCTTCATTTCGTGTTCTGTATAACTATCTGTTTTGCGCGTTGTTGGGGGAGTGGCCAGCATTCTATTCACGGTGCATTCCACACGGATTGCGTGATACGTCTTTTCGCTCATCTTTTACCTCAATCTTAAACTAAGAAAATCCAGATCAACCAGTAGAAGCCTTTGCCTAAAAGAAACGTTATTAAAGGCCACGGAATTAATTCTGGATACACTGTTGGATGTCCTCTTTCAGTTTGGAAATCTCTGCCGTTCTGATTGACAGTTTCGACATAAGATCCGCGTTCTTTTTGCTCAACTCTTTGACTAATGTGCAGTCTGCACACTTCTGGTTCTGCGCTACAGTCAGCGCGTCTATTTCTTCCTGCAGTTCTGCAATTTCTTCATCCTTATTAATAAGCTCGGTAATGTTTGATGCCATTGTTTTGCCCCATTTCCCTCTCAACTAACCATTCCGCAACAGCAAACCACGCAACGAAATACCCCACTATACAAAAAAAGATGACCGCTGCGATCTGGTCTAGCGTGTTCATCGTTTTATCCTCTAGTCATCTCATCTTCTGTTTCAAATCGCGCAGTTCGCTGGCCATATATGCAAATGCGCCGTTGCCGTGTGTTTGGTTGTAGAATTCTCGCTTTAGCTCTCTAAGTTCAATGCCGATTGAAAAGATGGCGCAAACGGTGCATTCTTCAATGGTTGGCGAATCTGAAATTCTAGTAACCTGGCATTCCTGTTCTGGAAAAAACTTACAGTCTATTGGCATTTTTTAGCTCCTAAATCACCAGAAGATACGCTGCGACCAACAACGCCGCGGCCCACGAAACCGCCATTGCGATCAGTTCAAACGAATACTCAGTCAATCCCGCGTGGTAACGGTCATTATCGAGTAGATTGCGCAAAGAAAGCCATGTTGTTATTGACGCTAAGAGGATAACAACTGACAATAATTGGTAGCCGTCCATGTTTTACACCTTTATACCACCACGAACAGCGCAACCACAAAGGTTGCCACCACTAAAGCAATGAGTGTTAATTTACTGTCTTTGTTTAGCTTCATTAGTTTGTCCATCTCCTATACCTCTTCTAAAAAAGTTGTGAATTCGTTGTAGTAATACGTTTTGCAGGTAAAATCGTCATCAATGAAGCCAAAGATGTTTTTGAAATGCTCTTTAGCTCGCTTTAGATACTTGCCTACGTGTACGGTTTCATTTGCCCACATTCCTGTTTCGCACGCTTCTGTCAATGATTGCAGTCCTCTGCGTCCTATGCCGGTCCGTGCATGCGTCTGTTCATAGGAAATTGCCATGTTGATGAGTTTCGCTCTGAACCCTGCCAGTTTCACAGGATCGCCAAATGGCACGCCCTCATATCGGTATGTCTTTCGTATCGCGTTCTTCCTGCGTGTTTCTTCCGGTTGTTGGCTCGGTTGATACAACCTTTTAACTTCAATTGCCATTTTTTCCCCTCAAATATTTTGTTTTCTCCATTTCCGCATAGATTATTGCGGTTATTTCTGCGGCGAGATTTTCAATCGTTTCTTCCCGCACTATCGCAAACTGTGTTTTCCAATTCTCGGATTCGTCGGTCATTTTTCTACTTCAAGATACGCACGCAAATCGTCAATCACCTCGGCGGCATCGTCTTTAATCGCTTGGTCATCTTCCTTGATTCCCATATCGATTATGCCTTTGAGCCACCCTAATTGAAGTATTGCATCTGTTTTGCTAAGCGTCATTTTTCACCTACTGCCGGATTGACGGCCAGGACAGGCCCATGCACAAAAGGAGATGAAACCCGTTGGCAGAAGGGACTGAATGAACTGAATAGGCTAGGGTTCTAGGTGAAGGACGTAGAGGTTCCATCACTCAATCCCGTCCGCTTAACCTGTCCTGGTTTCCGTTCCGGTTTTAGCAGTGACGTAGCATTTACGTTCATTGCGGTTTCCGCGTTTTGTAACGATTAAACCGGCTTTTTCAAGCGTGTTGATCCGATAATAAATAATATGGTGGGAGCCACGCGGTCTGACTCCCTTCCATATCTGCGCAATGTTGATTCCTGGCATTGTTTCTATGCAGCGCATTATGCGGGTGTCCAATTCATCCAGTGTATGGTTGCCGCTGCGGACGCTGCCGCTGCCCCATTTTTCATGGTATTCAGATTTGTTTCGCGCTATCGTTTTGTTGCCCCCAAATAATAATTAACCCTGGTAAACTTTTTTCAAATCTTCCAGTTCCTTTCGCAATGCAAGCGTTTCATCTTCCCGTTGTGAAATCGCTTGCCACAGTGCATCATGTTCGTCGGTATTTCTTTCGTGCGTCAGTTCGTGTTGAAGATCCTCTTGTGTCATTTTAATGGTGCATTACAACCAAGTATGTGCCGTAAACCACCAGAATTGTAGCAACTCCATTTGCTAATAATAGCCACCACATCTTCATTAAACTTATCCAAGAGCTTTTGAAAAGTAACTTGCCAGACGTTGCATTTGAACGTCTGTTTACTTTTACTGTTTCCATTATTGTGTCATCTCCCATTTGCCGCATGTGTGATCGTGTGGATAATGTGCATGATCCTTTTTGCACCAGACATACGGACTTCCTAGATTGTTGGCGTGGATACATACGGCGCACCAACGTTCTGTTTCAAACTGTGCGGTCCATCCTGCTGCATATGCTTTTGTATCCATTATTCATCGCCACACTTTCCCACACGTTGGACACCTGGATACTTTAGGATCTGATGCCGCATAATCATGGTATGTGCAATCATCATCACTAATCAGGCTTTTGGTTTTGCTTTCGCACACATCGCAGCATTCCTTAGAAAATTCCCTGCCGTAATTGTGGCAGTATATCGCGTTCAAAGATTCGCTCGCCATTTCGTTTACCTCGCTACCAACCGATCCGCAATGCGTTTCAATTGATACGCGACTTCTGCTTGCAAGAATTGATTTGTTGTCCATTCGCCGGATGCGCCAAGTTCATCAAAATATGCCTTTTTCTCTTGATTCATCATTCACCCCCAATCAACGCCGCAATCAAGTCTGATTCAGTCCTGGTATCGCGGCGCGTTTCGTGAAGCCTGATTAGTTTTGCTTTAAGCAATTCGATTTCGCATAGCGATTCGAGCAGCAGAATCTTTTTATCCGGTTTGTTTTTCATTTCGATTAAAACCGCTGCATTCTGTGCGTCCAGGTTTGCATATTGGGGGCGGCCCTGCGCATTCATCTGCATACAGACGTTGACGCGAATCTCTGCTTCCATCGTGGCCAGATCGTCTTTAAGGGCGTTAACGAGTTTGGTCTTTTCTGCCAGGTCTTTTGATACGCTCAATATCTGATCTGCCGCGGTGTCCAACTCTACCCTCTTTGCTTTCCATATTGGACTTGCTAGTTCTACATCCATTGTTTACATCTCCCTCTTTCATTAACAAAAGCTAACCGTGGTTAACTTCCTACAGGAGCTTACGCGACCTAAGAATATAAGCTTTGCTATTTGGTTGTGAAAATAGAAAAAGAAGCGAAAGCGGTGTGGAAGTATTAACCGTGGTTCATGTAAACTATTGCTTGAATATGATTACATGCGCCGTTTCTTGCGGGTTCCACTCTACACCGTATTTGTCCTGCCAGTATTCTTTGAATGTTTCCAGGTCTTTGAATCCTGCGCCTTTCACGTCAATAGCTTTGAACCTGCCAAGTGGGCGTTTGAATGCGTCTGCGATTTCGAGCGGTTCACCACGGATTAGCGGGTTAACCGTCACATCCTCATGCAGTCCTGGCCTGCTGGTGCGCTCTATGAGAATCCGCTTGTCCCCTGATCGCAACGCCTCATAATCCTTAGCGTCCATGATGAGAGTTGGATGCCGCATTTCTACTTCCTGGAACCTTCGGGCCGTCAGTTCTGTAACTTCTGTTTCCGGTTCTTCCCGCGCTTCCAATGCAAGCAGACGTGCTTTATCGCCTTTCAGTTTCGGGTGCAAACCCCCTGCGCTCATCTAAACTAGCTGAGATATACGAGTAAGACCTTCCGTCACCGTTTTTATAAACTAAATATCCAACATCAAGAACATCTACCACGCGATCTAAAATTTTTGAATCTTTCATTGATATACCCTCTCAAAATACGCTTCTGCCTCAGCGCGATCCTTCGCTTCTTTCTTTTCTTGTTCCGCCCTTTCCTCAAGTTCTTTGTGGCCTTCGTCTGTCTGATACCATGCCCAATCTGCCATCTGCTTACCCTTCTTCATAGGCCGCCGACACTCGATCTGTTCCCGTGTTATCCATCCCAGTTCATCCACTAAGCGATCTCGATCCTCTGCCGATATTTTCCAACCGGCGATTTTAAAATGCGCAGGGTTTAAACAATGTGCCTGATTCTCCTTCGGCAGACAGTCCATTCGGATAATTCTACCAATCGGCGGAAGCATATGAAACGTCGTTTGGAAAAGAACCTGTCGGATTGGAATGCATCGACCTACGTCGCTGTCAAAATATCTCCGGTCTAGGCATATCTGATGGCTTTCCCCTCGCTTCAAGAGCCAACAATCTGGAATTTTGCAGTTAACCACACGATCCCGTATTCGCTTTTGAAGGTCAGATTTTAGCTCCGATGTCAGTTTATCACCACGGCCTTCAAGAAGCCCTACTGTGAGCCTTGCTGGTTTTACCATCGTTAATAAGGAGTAACCTAAGTTACTTAAAACTAATGGAGAAATGGAGAAATGGAAAGATAGTTAGCTGCGAAACGCCGCTAGTATGAAATTATAAAATCTATCACAAATAGTAGAGGTGAGTAATCATATGGAGTTAATGTATAAATATCTATCTCTCACGTTCATAAAGTGTCGTTTTTAGGGATTTTCGGGGTGTGGATGGTGCTAATTCTCCATTTCTCCATCTTTCCATTTCTTTAGATACAGAATTTTTTAAATGGCCGTTTACTATAGTAAACACTCGAATGGCAAATGGCAATGTTTAACATACCCTCTACATCACTATCTATGCGTTATGCCTTCTACTAAAATCCGAATCGAAATCCCAGAAGAGAGCACCAATAAGATTGAGGAACAATCACAATCTGAAGGCATCTCGAGGCAGAAGGTGATCCAGCATATCATTGAAGAGCACTATTCTTTGACAGTATCAGATCAGGATCAGCAGAACCAGCAGGAACTTGACTATCTCCGGCGAGAAAACAAAATTCTTTATGAACATGTTGAACTTCTGCGCGGTGTTTCCGCTATGATTATGGCGAAACAGTTACTTCCGGCCCGTGATGCCTTAGAACTGCGTAAGAAGCCGTCGTGGCTGGCACGAATTAAGCTATTTCTGCGTTTCAAGGACTAGGCAGGCTCCTTTTCGTAACAACCCCTACAACTCCGTGATTTGTAGGTATAAAACCTTCTTGGGAGCATATATAGTAAATACTAAAGGTATTTATACCACTTAGTATATTAGATTAATAGAGGTAATAGATAGATGAAGACAATAACAGTTAAAGATGAAACACACTCACGCCTCAGAGAACTTGGAAGGATGGATGAGTCTTTTGACGACCTCATAAATCGTTTAATAGAAGGATATATCGCATTTACTCAAGCGGAGTAAAAATCTGATAGGAGGTGAATAGATATGGCAACTAGAGTGAGAGACGTGCAGAATCAGGATGACATGCAGCGCGTGATCGATGATTTCATTACCACCGGCTACGTCGTCAAAGAACAGGGAACCAATTCTACCATGCTGCAAAAGCATACGTGGGGTTCTCCGATAGGATGGATTGTCGCAATCGTCGTCGCTTTGATCGTGGCGATTCCAACGTTAGGGATCGGGACGGTTATCATACTTGTAGCATATCCGATAATCGCACATAAGACTGCATCTAAAGTATTGCTACGGGTGCAAGGACAACAGGGAAGCGTCGCTCCGATAGTGACTGAGTAAGGGGGTTAAGATTTAAATTCCCCTTTTTCTTTTTAAAGTGGGCTGAAAAATGACTACATATTTAGATTTTAAAGAACTGTCAAATAAAAAGATACCCTGTATAGACTGTGGGTGGATGCGCGAAATTGAGATTGAATACGTTGATAAAAAGTATGGGTTAGGAGGCGGCCACAAAATCCGTTGTAACGGACATAGCGGTGTTGAATATCGAACGATTGATATTCCGTATTTTATCGACTTTTCTTGTGGGTTATATGACAAAGAAGAAAAATGGAAAAGGCATCGACGGGGAATCCTTAGTGAGGGCGATAACGAACGCCGTAGCGAACGCTATTAAAGATGTTAAAACCGGAAACCATTATCACCTAGACTTATCAGGCCTCATCTCCGAGCCAAGGACTTTGAAAGGAGACGTTTTAAAGCGGTTAGAAGAAAATGAGGTGAAAAATGACTAACCCTTTAATTTGGGAAGGATACGGAACAGAAGAAGAAGGACAACACCCACCACGTAAAAGAACTGAAGAAGAAGAAAAAGAGCGTGAAAAATGACCGAATGGCATAAGAAGTTAGGGGAATTTAGACTTACTGAATTTGACCAGATTACCTTTGTGGTATATGACGAGGGCATAAATTTATCGTTCAAGTTATCGTTCAAGTTCTTTATTGATAAGTTTCCGGCCACAAACGAATCAATAGAAGCTATAACTAATTTAGATTTCGCATCGCTGATGGTTGGATTGATGCGCGGAGATATAAAGATAGAAAAAGAGGGGTGAAAAATGCATCATTATACGTGTCTAAGATGTGGACAAAGGTATTACGCACTAGAAAATGTGTGGCAGCGCGTAACTAGATACTTCGTTTGTAGATACTGCGGCGGGGCGGTTAATAGCTATATTCATTCAACGGATGCAGCATAAAGGTGAGGGTGAACAAATCATTTTGGTTAACGTCGGACGCCGTATTGCCGTTTGACGTTTCGTAAAATAAGCATAAAGCGAAATGACTTTTATAATTTGACAATTCCTATCTTTTGTTTAATAACGAACGCCGCAGCGCCGATCGCTATTACCCATAACATATATTTTGAGCATTACTTTCTGGACCGCGTTCTTTTTACATCACTATAACCCGTTTGGGTAAGCGTGTGAGGGTCTTTCATATTTGCCCGTATAAGCATATTAACCCGCGTATCAATACGTTCGCCAATCAGCTTCTTTAGGAATCCTAGCATCTCCACGTCATTAAAAGGGGATTGTTTCACATCAACTTCAATTTTAACCACTTGAACCGGCGGCAGTGGATCGTCGGTCATAGGTTTGACGAAATGTAGGATCATAATTTTTTATCGTTGTTTTCAATGTTCAACTCCCAAAAAAATAATAGTAGGACTTGATTGTGTCCTACCTCATCGGTCCTACTGATGCAACTGGTCCTGCTTCCAGCGTCGTAAGGAACGTCGCCAGAGCGGTAAGGGCAAATGCCACAAAGCCTACTATGCCGATCTGTTGCGTTGTCAGCGTAAAAAACTGACCAACCGAGTTAATGACGGTCACAAGTAAGCCAAGCATCAGCACGATTGCCCACCAAAGCGGGATCGTTGGATTTGGGTCAACTCTGAGAGCCATTTTTATATCACCACCTTTGAAGTTTATTTTATAATCTAACACCGAATACTAATAGCCATATTCCAATCGTAGCTATTGTCGCTATTACTTCGAGATATGTTACTTGCATTCTTCTGGATCACTCTCCTAAATCTGCTACTTCAATTCTCACGCGACCTGCCGCCTGCATCCGCTGAACGGCCTTTGCCGCTGCCTGGTTCATAAACGTGGTCATCCACGTTTCAAAGTCAACCAATGCAGCATCACTTACCTGCGTTGCGCCTGCTACGATTAACGCCTTGTGAAACATCTTTTTGCTTATCATTGCATATCACCACCTGCTTGTTCTTCTGCGATCCTAGCCAAATCTTCTATTGCTTCGGATACCGATACATGCTTGCCTCTTTTCGATTGAAGCATTCCGGCGTGTTTTAAGACTGACGAATATGCGTTATTGGTGATATGCAGCGTTTTGTGTGCATTCATCCACTCTTGTTGTTTCGTTTGTTGCGCCGTTCTGCGCCCTGTTAATTGTATCATCTGTTCATCGGTTCATTACAAAAGCCGCCCCTCCGACGACTAAACCAGTTAACATCGTTACAAGAATAATTATGAAATACCGCGTGAAATACGTTTTGTTATCGTCAAACTTTTTATCAAGTCGGCGCAATCCGCTTTCCAATGCAATGCCGAGTTCTGTCTTTGCATTCGTGAGTGCAAGCGTCGTATCTGCACGCACCGTAGCAATTTCCTGGGCCGTCTGCACCTTAAATGCATCTAAAGCGCCCCGCAGGTTTGCTATATCTAGTGCTGATGAAACCTTATCTGCGCGATATTCCGTGACGTGCAATTCCACCTGCCCCGTCATGGTACCTAAATCATGCCGCAAACCACGTATCTGTTCTTCCCGCTGGACTTGACCTAAACGTAGTTCATCGGAGAACTTTTCAAGTCCATCTATCCGCGTTCCGCAGTTTTCGCATTCGCGGCGTATCTCGTCGTGTTCTGTATCGCGTCCACTAGAACCATTGCCGCGTCTATTTCCGCTACCATTCCGCCACCTTCCTGCCATGTTCATCACTTCTTCTTATCTTTCTGCTTTAGCGTTAACGTTTTAAGTTGTTTAAATTGAGTTTCCAAAGCATCAACCCGTTTCGCAAGTTCTTCAATCTGTAGTGAGTGCGGTTTTGTTGCTGGTCCGCCCCCAACCGTGGGTTGCTTCGGATGTTTTTTAATACTGTGTTTACCAGGCGCTGGAAATAGTGCGTGCAATTTAGCCGCTGCTGCCACCGTTTCTGCGTCGGTTCTCTTTCTCATCGCCAGTTCCTGGTTATGTCGTTAAGTGACCATCGGTTTTCGTGCGCAAACGGCATCGGCTTTGTGTAATAGAACTTGTATGCATCACAGACGGTTGGCGTTATGATCTCGCCCTGGTCCTGCGTGAAGTCAAACTTAATTTCCCGTATCACGTCAGTTATTGTTTGCTGGTTAAGTTTCGCGGTTACTTTGCAGCCTAACCAAAATTCGCCGTTTGTCTCATACATATTTCCACATGAAACCATGTCATCTGGCGAAAGCTGGATCTCCACCGATGCATTATATGCTTTCAGCTTCAGTTCCGCAACCGCTTTTGCATATATCGCATTTCCCAAATCGGTCAAATTGTATGCCGCCCCTTGCGCTGGCGCGCTTATTGATGCTTCAAGAAACTCTTCCACAAGTCCGTATCTTGCAGCACTGGTTGCATCCGCGTGATGGTTATAATACCTAAACCCTGGTTCGCTGCTGTCCTTATGCGTTGTTGGATCAACGTCTGGGCCGCCACACATGACGCTGTTTGCCTCTGGTCGCCGTTCTGTGTACGTAAAATTCTTGATTGTCCCAAAATCTGTGCCAAAGACAGCCGTTGATGTCATGTCGTCTATTCTGTCAACACTGAAAAACAAGCGATATGCGTGGCCATTGATAACAGAATCGCTGTCATATGGGTTTACTACGTTAACGCTCAGGTCCGCATCGCCAGCATATCCGCTGCCGCCGGTATTCGCCTGGATTATATTTTTGCACATAGTCCATGCGGTTTCCAGGCGCGCTTGGTAGGTTATAAGACTTCCAGTTGCTTGATCGCTACCACTCCAAAACGCAGGGATAGGATGGCCTGCGATGGAGCAACCCTCTGGTGTAAGATTCTGGTATAAGAAACCACGCATTATTGATTCGGCTCTTGTGTTGGTGAACCCCTGCGAAACGTCGTAGCCTGCTGATCCGCCTGCGCTGTCATACCACCACCCACTAGGCCAACTTACCCATGAAGGCCCAATAATTCTGGTGGTGAGCCAGTAAGCATCACTTGATCCGGTTAGCACTATCGTATCATCTGATCCGTTCCATGTGCGCGCCGCATCGGTTATCGGACCGGCAATAAGCGGAAAAATTTCCTGGTTGCGATATGATTTGATGCCGAAGTTGACGAGCGTGGTATTTGCCAGGTTTGCAATGTGGAATGCGTCCATAAATGCATCGGTGGGCATTGATAATGTCCACGTTGACATATCCCCCCATTTCAAGTCAACGTGAAACTCTGACCACTGTTCAATCAGTTCCATGCGATTAAAGCTGGCATCGCGCGACCAAATTTGCAAATCAACATCGTCATTATATGCGGTTGACATTTTGTATCTCTAAGATCAAATCCCGTTATATCGGTTGTAATGATTGAAATACAGTATCGTGTTTGGTGTTGCACCGGTAACCGTAACACTGATCGAATTGTCGCCAGGCACAAGATTGAAATTTATTGTGCTGGTTGGCGTTAAAAGGTATGCTGCGCGTCCTGGATTAGCACTCGGCCAACTTCCTAGTCCTGCGCAGGTTGCCGAATTGATGCAGCAGCATCGTTGCCCTGGAATGCAGTTTATATAAATCGTTGATCCAACGGTTAGCGTGCCGGTATATGACCATTCAAGTGTTTTTCCTGTGGTCGTGTTGGTCAAAAGGATGTCTGAAAAAGGGGTTGTGCATGTGATAAATGGCCATGTGTCAACGTCGCCGGAATTGACGACGGTGTGTGTGCCGTTAATTAATCGCGTTTGCACTGGCGTTGGATCATACCAGTAAGGACTGTGCGCAATAAATACTGGCGTGAAGATCCTGGTCTTATAATCCCCTGTGTCTGGCGATTCCAGGAATTCCATGCCGCTTTCATAGCGGCAATCAAGCTGTCGCGTTATTGGTGATACATCGTCTGAAACCCATTTTAATGCGCCAAGTCCTTGCATCGGATCAAAATACCCCTGCAGCGCGCGCAGGTTCGTGCGCATGTTTTCCGCACTTGTGCCGTAAACGGTTATCGGTAATACGATTTCACGTTTGTTGACACTGACATTGCGCAGCACTTCACCAGGATAGGTAAACATCTTTTGGCTTGTAAAGGTGAATGTGGGCATGTGCCTGCCGTTGATCCCCTGTCGCACATTATAAATTGTGCCGTCGGTAAGGTCAATCGGCGTATTTCCTGGCGTTACCCAATAGATTTTTTCTGGCATGATTCGTTACCTACAGATTTACCTACAGATCTACTGATACGCTGCGCCCTGCATCTGTTCCATCCTCTTAAACAGTTTTATAAGCGTTTCTTCATTTATTGGCTCGGAGAT